ACAACGACATGGACTTGCAAACCGCGCGCCTGCACATTTGGCACACCGCCTGGCTGCTGGACCAGGGCGACCGCTGCAACTTTGAGTCGAGCCGCGCCAAGGTGGTGTGCTCCGAGGCCTTGTGGCGCGTGGTGGACCGTTGTGTGCAAATTTTGGGCGGGCAGGGCGTGACCGAGGAGCAGGCGGTGATGCGCATCTTCCTGGATATGCGTGCCTTTCAAATTTACGACGGCCCCAGCGAGGTACACCGCTGGAGCATGGCGCGCAAGATCGGGCAAGCGCAGGAGGCTCAGTAATGGCGGCGCCTGAACGCATTTTTCGCCTGGACGGCAAACTGGCCCTGGTCACTGGCGCGTCCAGTGGTCTGGGGCAGCATTTTGTGTCGGTGTTGGCCGCTGCCGGGGCACGGGTGGCATTGGCCGCACGGCGTGTCGACAAGCTGCAAACCATGGTCAACGACCTGGTCGCGTCCGGCATTGAAGCGCGGGCCTTTGCGATGGATGTGAGCGATGCGGCCAGCGTGGCCCAGGCCTTGATGCCATCAGCGCCTGGGGCACGCCTGACATTGTGGTGAACAACGCCGGGGTGACGGTGACCAAGCCGGCGCTGGCCCAAACCGAGCAGGATTACGACCAGGTGATGGACACCAATTTGAAAGGTTGCTGGCTGGTGGCCACCGAGGCCGCGCGGCGCATGGTGGCGGCCAAGCAGCCGGGCAGCATCATCAATGTGGCGTCCATTCTGGGCGAGCGCGTGGCCGGCGGCGTGGCGCCTTACGCCATTTCAAAAGCCGGTGTTGTGCAGACCACCAAGGCCCTGGCGCTGGAACTGGCGCGCTACCGCATCCGGGTGAATGCCTTGCTACCGGGTTATGTGGTAACCGACCTGAACCGGGATTTTTTGACCAGCGACGCCGGTGAAAAACTCAAGGCCCGTATTCCCAGTCGCCGGTTTGGCGAAATGTCAGACCTGGACGGTCCTTTGTTGCTGCTGGCGTCTGACGCGGGCGCGGCCATGTCGGGTACATCGATCGCCGTGGACGGCGCCCATTTAGTGAGTTCTCTATGAATCCGGTTTTTGATGTTGCGGCCGTTCAGGCCTATTTGCGTTCGCAGGGCCTGTGCGGCGCGGGCACGCTGTCAGCCACGGTGTTGTCCGGTGGTCAATCCAACCCAACCTACCGCCTGCAGTGCGGCCGTGAGCAGTATGTGCTGCGCAAGAAGCCGGCCGGCACGCTGCTGGCATCGGCCCACGCGATTGACCGTGAATACCGGGTCATGAAGGCCCTGGGCGGCACCGCCGTGCCGGTGCCCCGCATGCTGGCCTACTGTGAAGACGCCGAGTTGCTGGGCACACCCTTTTACGTGATGGACTTTCTCGATGGCCGGGTCATGGTCGATCAGTCTTTGCCCGGCATGAGCCCCACGGAGCGGGGTGAAATCTACACAGAGATGAACCGCGTGCTGGCCGCCCTGCACCAGGTGGACTACAACGCGATCGGGCTGACGTCGTTTGGCAAACCGGGCAACTACTTTCAGCGCCAAATCGAGCGCTGGTCCCGGCAGTGCCGTGCGTCAACCTTGCCGCTGGGGGAGTCCATGCACAAGCTCATGGACTGGCTGACGCAGCATATTCCCCAGGGTGACGAAACGTCCATCGTGCATGGCGACTACCGCCTGGACAACCTGGTGTTTCATGCCCATGAGCCGCGCATCATTGGGGTGATTGATTGGGAGCTGTCAACGCTGGGCCACCCGCTGGCGGATTTGTCGTACCACTGCATGAGCTGGCACATTCCGCCCGCCTTGTGGCGCGGCATTGCCGGGCTGGATTTGGTAGCGCTGGGCATTCCCAGCGAGGCCGCCTATGTGCAGCAGTACGCCCAGTCCACCGGCCGCGACCGCATTGAGCACTGGGACTTTTACATGGCCTACAACCTGTTTCGCATGGCGGCCATTTTGCAGGGCATTGCCCAGCGCGCCCATGAGGGCAACGCTGCCTCCCCGGATGCGGTGGAGACCGGGCGCAAGGCCCAGCCGCTGGCCGACATTGGCTGGCAGTGCGCGCAGCGCTACGCGCAGTCGATGCGGTGAATGGAGGGCCGGTTTGACCGCTAGCGCCAGTGTTTTTCGCTTGTCGCTATGTTTGTAGTCCGTTCGCCGTTACTTGCCAGTGTGCTATTCCTGCCTGATGACGGCGTCAAGGAGAGCCATTCTTCCTCTGGTTACGGTACTTTTGGCTACGGTATCTCGCCTTTTTGATAAGTACCGTAAAAAATACCGTGATCGCATGTTGTGTGTGAGACAACAAAAAACCCGCTGTAGCTATAGCCAGAGCGGGTTTTGAGGGTTCCTGACATGGTCTGAAACCGAATCTTGGTGGGATAGGTGCCACCGAAAATCAGGCTGAAACCCGCATGAATGCTAGGTTTTACAAATTCAATTTTCAGAAGTAACAACAAAAGTACCAACAAAAAGAATTGTGTCTCGCCAGTGCAGCCCTCGCTAGTTCGTCACGCTGGACATTTGCTGATTTGATTTGTTTTCAAAATGGGAAAAATTCTGCGCGTGCGAAAGTGAGAGATTTAGGCACTTTGAGGGTTGCAGAGACGCAATGGCCCCTCCCATGCAAACCTTGCATAGATGTGCCAGCCGCGTGAGCAATGATTTCGAGACACGTTGCACCTGCCACCGGAATCACTCCAGGTCTTGATGCACGCCGATAACACTCACCGCTGGCATTCGGGGTTTTCTCGAAAAGCGCCACTGCCCGAATAATGCGCTGGCCACCATGCGCTATTGCAGCGCGACCCGTGGCCTGGGTGTAATAGTTGGCCCGTTCACCTGACAATCCGCTTTAGCCACACGGTCATCAGGAAGGAGGGCCAGGCCCGTTATGCAGGTTGCCGTGCGTCCTCCAGCTTTTGCAGCATGTCGTGCAGTTGGGCAGAGGTTGCACCCTGGTCGGCGGCGTCTTGTAGCTGACGCGTTAAAACGCCCGCTAAGCGCACTTCCTCACTCAAGGCTAGGCTGTGTGCAAGTTGGTTAACGCGGCTTCTCAGCGGCCCAACAATGCGCTGTTTTGGCGGCGTCCAGCTTGTCGGGGGTGTTGCCTCGCGTGCGTGCATAGTGAAATTACCTTTTTTCTGGCAATAGATAAGAGGGCGCGGCGCGTGCCGGCTGGGTTGTCGTAAATCGCACGAATGAAGCTCTTTTGAAACTCAGCCAGGACGATGGGTTTCCCAACATGCTGGCCCTCAGGCGTAACGCATACCGTCTCAATAAATCGGATCACCTTGTCCGCATTGGTTTCCATCACGCAGCTCGCAGCGTAGGGATCAGATCCGAACCAGGTGCCGCGGCGTTACGCTCGTTGGCAAGGGCTTTGCGGCCGTCTTCGCTTGCGCCCACAGTTGCCACAGCGTGAACATGCAGGGCGCGTGCCAGGCTCACCGTGCGCTTGGTCAGCACCTCCACCAGCGTGGCAGCGGGGTTAACTTTGCCGTCTTCCATGACGTAGCCGTTAGCGTCCACCACTTTTTGAAGGCGCTCGATGTCGGCTTGCGTGCGGGCCATGTTGCCAGCGGTGCAAAGATCAACAGCGGTCCATGTATCGCGTGCCCTTGAGGTTACGATGGCATTCCAGAATGCCCGGTCGCCTGGTCGCAGCGCCACATGGGCGGGCGGATCGAGCGGCCCCAGCGCCACAGCTTGCGCGGCCCGGATGGCGGCTGATGCGGAGTCGGAGCGGTTGCGCTTAGGTGTTGTTTTCATGCAACAGTTTCACGGTTAGCGTTAAAAGAAGTGAGACTGATCGGTTCGTGGCCGTCGGTTGCTGGCGATCTTTCGACCACAGGCACAGCAGGACGCAGCAGGGCGGCGCGTGTTGGCTTGTTCCAGTGGTGCCCTTGGTCCAGTGGCGTCCCGTCCATTGCGCAGCCCATACGCACGTTGCCGCCCATGTCCTTAGCAGTCTTCAGACTATGGTGGGAATGGCATAAAGGCTGGAGCGACTCGCGCCGGTTGTCAGCAGCACCGTGCATATGGTCCACGTCCGTCGCCAGCACAACGTCACCTTGGGCAAAGCACATCCGACAGAGTGGTTCGTCTTGCAACACCGACGCACGCAGCTTGCGCCAGGCGGCACCATTCAAAGGCAGGACGCGGCCGTTATTGGCCTTCACCCATCTATCGGACTTAATGTCGCTCAAGTTGGTCCAGGGTTTCTTTTTGGTGTCTAGCATCTTGATGTTCTTGAATGGGTCAAGCGTTGCTAGGCGCGGTTGCAACATCTTGAGTTTTGACATCATCAATCCCTTCAATGGTGGGCAAGTTCTCATAGCGGCGTGCCTCACTAGGTAGCATCCATCCGGCACGTATGCCCGACTCATAGAACGATGCGCGGCCGCTACTGTCACCACGCAACATGCCGTCGGCACTGTGCTCGGCAAAGTAGATGCGTGCGCCAGCCGGTGTGAGTAGCTGGCGACTGATGGCCTGCTCCCAGGCGGTCATGTAGCGTCCAAGCGTGTGGACGATGAACCAACGCGCCATTTCCACGGAGTTGGAGAAGTTGGCGTGTGATAAGTCACCGATCAGCACGGGCGGGATCTTGAAGATGCGCGCCACTTCCTCAGTGCTGAATCGACGTGATGCCACCCAATCAGCATCCTCAAGGCTCATGCTCAGGGTCTGATACTCAGCACCGCTTTCAAGGATGGCCGTCTTGCCGTGGTTGGTGCCACCCGCGTGCTGACTGTTCCAGCTTGTTGCCAGTGCGGCTTTCTGCTCGGTGTTCAACTTGCCGGGCACTTTCAGCAAGCCACTCAGGCGGGTGCCGTTGTTGAATGTCGCGGTGCCGTGATCCGCTTCAGCGATAGCCAGCTCCAGCACAGCGCGTGCGGCTTCAATGGGACTCACCCCGATCAGCGGGTCAGGTCCGGCACGATGGCGCAGGTGAAACACCTCGGCCGGTAGCAGGCGCTCGATGATGCCGTCCCGGTTGGTGTAGTCGTAACCGCCGATGCCGTCACCCTTGCGCAGTACCGTTACCCGCTCAGGTGCCAGGGGCAGCAGCTCACGCACTTGGCCGTCGTAGCCTCTAACAATCTTGGCGAACCCATTCCCTCGCAACAGCATGCAGCTTGTCAGCCACTCGCGCAGCTCTACCGCCGATTGATAGGCGTTGGGCGCATGGTGCAGGACGGCATACAAACTATGGTCTGTGGCCTTCAGGCGGTCTTCACCGTCCCGTTTGTACAGGTGCAGGGGTAGTGACCCGATGGCCTCAGATATCGCAGCTACGGCCGCATAACAGGCGGCGACAGATTGCGCTGATTCAGGGTTTACCGCGCCACCCGTGCGCATGCGGCCAAAGGCTTCAAAGTAGCCGTCACCGTTGCTGCGCATTTCAAAGCCCAGGGCGTTGGCTAATCGGTTGATGATGCTCATACGGTTTCCATCCATGCGCGGTTAAGGTCAACGTGTGTTTGTTGGTGTGGCTTGGTGCGCATAGCTACAGTGGTGTCCTGATAGGCGGGGTCGCTGGTTAGCGTCACTTCCAGCAGATCCACGCTCAGCAGCTCACGCACCATCTGGCCGTTGACGTCTTGCCAGCGGTCGCCCCCAGGCGCTACGCGGAACCCAAAGGAACAGCCCGACACGTCACCACGGTCCACCAGAATGGCAAGGTCTTTGCCGTGTGATGTCTCGGGTAACTTGAGCGTGAAGGCTAGTCCCTTGGCGTCTTCGCGTAGCTCCAAGGTGCCACCCTTGGTCGTGCCCAGCAGAGCACTGCCGTCGTGGTGGTAGAGGGCACGCACGTTGATACCCGATGCCAGCGATTTGGCAAAAGCGCCGGGGCGGATCACCTCGGAGAATGTGCCCAGGTTGGCCTCACTATTGAAAACGGCACAGTGACCCGTTAAGGTCTTGCCCGTTGCAGACAGCGTGCCGTTAGCGCGGATTTCAATCATGCGTGCCCCTTGCCGTTACAGAGTGATGTCGTCGATGACTGCGAAGGCGTTTTCTCGGCGCGGGATCATGTCCAAGGTGGTCAAGATGCGCACTTGCACAGCGCCCCGGCTGTACGGGCCTTCAGCGAACTGGTTAGCCAGAATGTCCACGCTCCCCCAGGTGCCAATGACCATTTCGGAGAAGTCGCCCACGATGATTCGGCCCTTGGCGGGTGAACCGGCTTTTTCTGCCAATTGGTTGGTACTGGCAACCGGCAGGCCAGCCATTTGGCCGTTTTCCAGCAAGTAGCCAGGCAGGGCGGCGGTCTTCAAGGCGGCGCGCAGTTTGGTCACGACTTTCGGGTGTGTGAGCCATGCGCTTGGGTTGATGTTTTGTAGCGCCAGAGACTCCAGTACCGCCAGGATGGTGGTCCAGTTCAATGTTGCCAGCGTGCCGGTGCCGGTGGCAGCAGTCAGCAAGCCTTCGGGCTCGGTGGTGCCGTTGCCGTGGATCATGGCCTTGTCGATGGCCAGGCCCACCACTTGCACGAAGTCATCACGCACCAGCGATTCAATGCTCGGGTTTGACTGTTGCAACAGTTGGCGCGACAGCTCAGTGATGGCCCCCACATGCTTGGGCTTCAACGTGATGTTGTTGAACGTGATGCCGGAATCAGTGAGCGCGGAACCTTCAGCGATCCACTGAGCGGTGGCCGTTGTCGCTTGGCGCGGGATGACAACATCACCACGCAGGTTTGGCAGGACTCGGGCGCCCAAAGATTTGACCAACATGGCATTGCGCAACAGGCCGACGAACTGGTCAGCGCGGAAGTCTTCAGGGACGATGCCAGCGGCGGTCGTGGTGGTCTGTGCTGCGCGTTTTTCAAACAGGCTTTGAGGGATCAGCACGCCGTGGTCGTAAATCTCGCCGTTGATGTGCTCCAAGCTGATTTGCGAATCAGAGTCTGGGTGTTTGTAGATTTGCGCCAGGCGCGGCTCGTGGTCGTCGCAACTGTCGGTTGGCCCGGGTTGGCTTGAAAAGGTCGTACCAGGCTTTCGGAATGACACCAGGTTTGAACAGGTGTCCTCGCTGGCCGGGTTGAAACTGATGCAGGAAATACAGGTTTTGACAGGTTTTTTCATGATGGTGATTTCCATTAAATTGATGATTGGTAGTTGACCCACAGCGACCGGCCCACGTCACAGCGCTGGCCTCGCCCTTGTCCAGCAGCGCAACAGGTTTTGCAGCCGGTGTGATGGTTGCGGTAG